CCTACGTATTGCATTAAGTATGCTGATGTATCCGTTAAAATAAGAATGTAATCCTTACCTTTAGCTGCTCCAATAATCTTTGTTCCTGAATCTAGTCTAAATGTACCTGCAGTATTAGTTGATGTAGGTGTATAATCATTAATATTCTCTTGATCAGAGAATCTAATAAACATTTTATCTTGTGTTGTAGGAGATCCTATTGTTGTTTCAGTACCTAAAAATATTAAGTGTCTATCTCTATCTGACACAATAGACATAACTGATTTAGTTGGAGCGTTGGTAATTAAGGATGCTCTTGTTGTTACACCTGTTCCGCCATTAGGATCCCATTGAAAAGCAGAGCCATTTTTAATAGTTGCTATTAATAACTCACCGTAGTTATCTAAAGACCAAGAAGCAGGATCTAGTATAGCGTTTGAAGTTGTTCTTGGTGTACCCCAAGTTGATAAGTTCCAAGTACCTGCACCCCATCCGTATCCATATGCTTGTAATAAAGGGCCAATCTTATAATAAGGACGTGTGTCTAAAGTTCCGTTGTTCGTTGCTCCTGTTCCAGTTTCCGCAGAAGCCATAGTAATTGTAAAAGTTAAAGTTGTAGGGATAGATTGTACTTCATAAAGTACATCATCAAAGTCTGATGCTGTGTAATCAGTTTGACCAGCTGTAAATGAACCTGCGTTAGCAAATGTAAGAATATCTCCTACTTCTAGATTGTGAGCTGAGGGTGTTGTAATTGTAACTGTCGATGATCCGTTGACCGTGGTTATATTAGCTCCAGCCACGTTCAAGGAACTATCTAAAGGCGTAATATCATAAAAATCATTACCGTCGTAAATGTACAACATCTTGTTTGTACCTATAGCAGCAAATCTTCTACCGTCTAAATCAGCCCAAGTGTGAATGGCTCTAGAAGCACCTACCAAAGTGCTTGTTAAAACCTGTGACCAACCCCCTATCTTTTCAGGGGCTCCATATCTAAAACGAACATTATCTCCATCTACCCACTGACCTTCGGCCTGTGATGAAGTAGCTTGTTTATTAAATCCTGGTGCAAATTGTACTTTTCTTAATGGCATAGCAGTATTATACACTATCCCAATGTAATTATAAATTACAATGGCCAGCTAACAGGGCACTGATTTTGTCTTATTTTAGATACTAATTCTTTATTTTTAAATATAGTTGCTATTCTTCTTGCTGCTATTTTAGATTCAGTATAAGCAGTAAGCTCACCTTTAAAATGATCTAAATAAGAATTGTATTCTTCTTTAACTGAATTTAAGTTTAAAAGATTTAAACCAAATAATTTAACAATATAGTTACTATCAAAAAATAAACAGTAATCACTTTTAAAATCTGATTTAATTGGTAATCGTGCTTTCCATTTTTCTAAATTAGATAAAAGACTATCGGGTGCTTTTAGTTTAGTTACCATCTTCCAAAAATCAGTATTATTTTTTTTAACCATATAACTTAGAAATACAAAGTCCAACATATTTTGATGTATGGTATCCATCTCTTTATTATAAAAATCAATAGAGGATTGATTATAGTTTATTAAATTATTTACTAACACATATGTTTGCTGTATGGTTGTACCAATAGAAGTTGCCTCTAAAGGTTCTAAAAAACTAGAAGATAAGCCTGATGTAGCACAGTTCTTAATCCACATCTTATCTATTCTTCCACTTTGAAATTTTATATCTTTAGCTATTTCAACACTATGACCTAAATATGCTTCTGCTTCTTTTTTTGCTTCATCTACACTTATAAAGTTATCATTAAATACATAACCATTTCCCCATCTACCCCATACAGGTATCCTCCACATCCAACCAGCGTTCATAGCAATAGATTGAGTATAGGGTGGATATTCTTCTGTATCTTCTGTAGGAAAAGCTATTGCGTGATTAACAGTTAAATATTTATCAAACGGTATCCATTTTGCACCTAACTTATTTATTAATAATCTTTTAAATCCTGTACTATCAATATAAAAATCTGCTTGATAAACGTTTGTTTTACTTTTTAAACTATCTATTCCTTTTTCTGAAGTAGTTACTTCTTCTATAGTATCTTCTATTATTTCAATATTCATAGCTTTGCATTTTTCTAATAAATACTCATTTAATTTAAACGTATTAAAATGCATTTGATTTGGAACACATATATTATCTAATGAATTATTTTTCCAAGAATCGTGGATTAAAACATTACTGTCTGAATATTTATTAATAATATAATTAAAAGCAACTTTAGCCTGCCCCATAATAGCATCGTGAAAAGAATCTTCAACTACGTGCATATAATCTTTTGATGTCCAGTTTTTAAAATAAACTCCTGTTTTATAAGTGCAATCTGTTTTTTGAAATATTTCAACTTTATTAAGATCTAAGTATCTTGTAAAATCTGTCCAATGCTCAGTAGATGATTCTCCTACACCTATAATACCTAGTTCTTTAGATTTAATTACTTTAATATTAATTTTACCAAATCTTCTTTTTATGATTAAAGCTGAAATTAAACCTGCTGTTCCGCCACCTACTACTATTATATTTTTCATAACTGATGCTTCTTTATTTATCAATTTTAAGATTCCAAGATAAATCTTTTAATAGTTCTTGTATATTAAAATCTTTCTTATTTTTAGATTTAATATATTTATGAAGTTCTTCATTATCGAATACAATCCATTGATTAATATCTTCAAAAACTAATTTATCTGCTTTTGTATTAAAAAACCCTATTTTTTCTAATCTATTATCTATATGTTTTAAAGGTCTAATATCAAATTTAAATATCTGATTACTATTTTTAAGTCTACCTTCTACGTCCCAGATTTCATTTTTTCTTTGATGCTCAGTAGCGAGTACAGGATCTACTATATTTCTTAAAAATGATTTCATTAACCATTTTTTATATTATTTTTAAACCAAGAAGGAAGACCTAGGTGAGGTCTTTTATCAAACATATTTTCTTCAGCTCCTTTAGTTTTTGAATTATTGTAATGTAAAAATACTTGAACACAATCGGTTCCTCTAAAAGGTTCTCTCCAATGTTCTAATTCTCTACCACTATAAATTAACATATCACCTGGTTTTAAATCTATTTTTATTCCAGGTTTATTTTCTTTACCAGATGGTTCAAGATAAATTGGCCATAGGTCTCCGCCAAGATTTAAAGTTGTAGAAACCTCACAAGAAAATCTATCCTTATGTCGTTTTAGTTCATCCCCGTGTTTATATATTCTAGCATATGTATAATTAGGATTTAATTTTAATTCTGTTATTTTTTCCATAATAGGTTGAAGTTTCAACATTAATGTTTCAAACGCACAATTTCCATATTGACAATAAGTATTTGGTATCTGTTCGTTTTGACGTTCATAATGACCTAACATAGTTTCAAAAGGTGAAAGATATCTTGTATTAATGCAAGTATCATAAACTTGTTTTTGCATTAAAAAATAATTATATAGAAATAAAGCAAGATCCTTTGAAATTACTTTTTTTATAACACAAAACTTATCTTTTTTAAAATTCATAACTATTTAAATGGATATCCAATGTTCCATAGTACCAATGAATATCTCGTTCCTTCCGTTACAGGTTTTACACGATGCCAAACGTCAGAAGGGAATATTATAATTGACCCTTTGGATAATATTTCTTTCGAGGTAATGACGTGTTTATCTTCATCTCTTATATTAGGTGCATAAGACCTTGTATCAAATTGAAGTTCACCACCTTTATATTCAGAACCGTCAGTGAGCTGACAAGTTACAGAAATTTTTCTAATCATTCCGTGAAGAGGACTACCTGGTTTATCAAATGGTTTTTTAAAAGAGTCACAATGCCAATCATAATATTGATTGAGTTTATATTTTGTAAATTGACAAGACTCTGATCTTATCCAATCGAAATTCCAACCTGCTCTTTTATTCGCCTCGTGAATAAAAGGATGTATTTCTTTATAAATCCAATTATCATCAAGCCAAACTACGTTTGAATTTCTAGTCTTTTGTAAATCTAAAATCTCATCATCATTTAATTCTTTGTCACCGTAATCACCTGTTTTTGCTAACATTTCAGGTTTAGACAATGCGTATTGAATAATATCATCACATAATCTTGGCGGAAGTGCAGATTTAAAATAATAATAATAATTAGTTAAGTTCATACCTATAAGTAATTGTTTGTATAAAATTTAACTCGTTACTCTCATTAGCTGAAATAAAATATTGTTGTGTTGCTGGAAATAAAATAAAAAAATTTTCTTTTAATGGCATATCCCAACTTCTATTCTTTCTTCTATTATCGTCATAATAAATTTTCACATAACAAGAATCTTTTTTAATTTTTACTCCATATAATAAAACAAAATCTGCAGAGTTTTTTAAATCAACGGGATCGGCTTGAAGTAGGGGATAAGAATATTCTCCTGGCTTATAAACATCTCCCCACGTTTTCATATTTATAAGCTGTATATTATTTTTTAAATTAAAATAATCACGAATATAAGTGTTTAATAAATCCCAATTTTTTGAAAAAGGAAAATCATCAAAAAAAGATTTTTGTAATAATATATCTTTAATAAGCTGATCTTTATTAATATCCCAATCTTTGGGCATTTTAACTTCACCGTAATGAAGTGCTATTTCAGATAGTACCTTCTTATTCATTGCTTAACTTTATTTAAGTTAAGGTAAATTATTTGTCAAGTCCCAAGATTGATTTTCCTCATTCCAATTATAACCCCAAAAATGAGTTCCTGCTAGATTTTGATTTTCTTCTTCATCAGTTAAAACAGGTAAAGCTACAGGCGATGTCCAAGTCGCATTTGTAATATCTTTAGTCCAAGAAGGAAAAGGTTTTGGAGGAAAAAAAATTTGATTAACTTCATCCCAAACATAACCAATACTTGCAAAGTTGCCTCTAAAAGCATTCGATTGATTACCTTCAGTTCCATCTACATTGTAATATTTATTATTTCGTGTGTTGTATGAAGTTTGAATCCACAAATTTGCTGGCCAATTATTATGTGTTTCTAAATAACTCTGACCAATTGTTTCGTTTTCTTGATTATTTGAATCTAAAACGTCTGAGTTATTTACGTGTAATACTTGAAGAACTTCATTCGTATTTTCATCTATTTTTGCAAAATGTGCCATATTACTTATTGAAACCTATATCTTATTATAACTAGTCCGCTACCACCATTGCCTCCTGGATAATTACCTGGAGCTGGGGGAACATAAGCTCCTCCACCGCCACCACTTCCAGTTTCAGCAGTTCCATTTACACCAGGAGATGTGTCACCAGACCCTCTACCTCCGCCGCCTGGCCCTCCAGGAGCATAACCTCCAAATGAGCCGCCTCCGCCGCCACCAGTTCTAGTGGTTGGTGATCCATCAATTGATGTTGTTGCACCGTTACCACCTGTTCCTCCAGGGCCATTGCCTCCTGATGAAGTTGCTCCTCCTCCACCGCCACCAATATGTGGGCCAGGGCCTCCAGATCCTCCAGGATTACCTTGAGGTGGACTAACAGGTGGAGAATTTCCTCCGCCACCACTACCTGGAAATCTTCCAGCAGCTCCTCCTCCAGAAGCTCCAGAAATTCCATTACCTCCATCTCCACGGCCGCCTCCGCCACCACCACTTGAAGTAATTCCAAGTGCGGATGAAGAGTTGCCTGGGGCTCCTGAGTTTGCACCATTTGTTCCACTACCACCGTAATGTCCTCCTGCACCGCCTGATCCTACAGAAATAGGATAACCTTGTGCTGAAACGGGGACTGCTGTTCCTCCAGCTAGTGGAGAAACTGAATAAGAACCCGTAGCTGTACCTGGAGATTCTCTATAACCTCCTGCACCGCCACCACCACCAAAACGTGATCCGCCACCAGCTCCTCCGCCGATGACTAAATAATCAACTGAATTATTTTCGCTTTTAGTTGCTTCCTGCGTAACTGTAAATGTACCTGGGCCTGTAAAAGTATGAATTTTAAAATCGCCTGACTCTGTTATTGATCCGCCTGTGGCAGCTATAAATTTTTCTCCGCCTTTTCTTTGGCCATAGCCTCCAGCTGATCCTGCTCCGAATGAACCTATAATCGGCATCTTTTTATATTCCTCCTATTATGCAAACTGCGTTTGCGATGCTAAAACAGTAAACGTTGCACTTCCTGTTTTTATAACAGTATATGTGTAAACGTCAATACTACTAGCATTACCTGCTGTTGGAGCAGCTCCGCCTTGCCATTCTGGAGTTACTGAACTACCATCAATTGTAACTGCTGAATTATAATATGCAGTTCCACCTTGTTGAACTAGATGAGCTACTGTAATTGATTCACCTGTATCCATAATAGAATCTAGTGAATTAGAAGCATCTCCTCTAATGTTTAATGTCCAGTTTCCTGAAGCATCTGTAGTATAGTTTAAAACTGCTTGAGTAATAACATCGTAGTCTACAGTTCCTGTTGCAGCTGTAGCTGAGTTAGTTACTTTTTCAGCTAATTGTTGAATTTTACCTGCACCATTGAATGTTACTCTACCAATACCTTTTGGTGTTAAATTTAAATCAATGTTAGTATCACCACCTGTAGCAGAAACGCTAGGTGGGTTTGTTGTAGCTGCGTTAGTAACTGATATTTCGTTTACTGCTGATGCAGTAGTAGCAAATTTAATTTGCTCATTACCATTTTCATCACCAATGAAATTAGTGCTATCAATTAAAATGTTGTTTCCGTTTGCATCTAAGTTACCACCTAATTGAGGTGTAGTATCTTCAACAACATCTTTTAAGAAAAATACATCATTAACATTTGTACCATCTGCATAAACTATAACGCTTTTTGCAGCAGGAATAGCAACTCCTGTTCCTGATACTGTTTTGATTGTTAATGAGAATCCTGCTCTAGTAGTACCATCTACAATGATATAAGTTTTTTCAATACCATCTGGTACATTAACATTTCTGTTAGCTGCAAGAGTTCCTGTTAATTTTAATACCATGTTTCTAGCATTTGAAATTGCTGCTTGAGACATAGTTAAAGTTACATCAGCTGATGCAACATCTATTTCTTGATAACCAACGATTGCTTGTTGTAATAAGTTTAAGTTTGTATTTGTTTTATCGCCCCACGTACCAGCGTTTTCGCCAGTTACCATAAGTTCGAGTTGTAAATCTGTAGAATAACTTGATGCCATATGTTTTTATTTTACCATTGTTATGCAGCTAGATCAACCTCAGTCCAAACATTGTTTACACCTAAATCAATCTCTGCCCATGCCGTAATATTAAGCGAACCAATATTAGATGTCAATGCTATGCCTGTTAAACTAATATTAGCCGTACCCGTAATACTTACTGAGCCAATTCCGCTTGTTAATTGTTGACCC